GGTCAACTCACCCCTGACCCGGAAGCAGGAACTGTTTGTGCGGGAGCTGGTTTCAAAGGACGGGCAGATCACCCTTCGCGAGGCAGCGATCAACGCAGGCTATTCGGTCAGCAGCGCCCATACGCGGGCTTATGAGATGACCAACCCGCATATCTGTCCCCACGTAGTGGCTGCTATCCAAGCGTACAGGTCAGAGCTGGACTTGAAGTATGGCGTGACGTATCAGCGGCACCTGAGAGACCTGCAGCTTATCCGTGATCTTGCCCTGCAGAACGGGGCCTATTCTGCCGCTGTGCAGGCAGAGTATCGGCGCGGGCAGGCGCATGGCGACATCTATGTCAGTAAGAGCGAGATCCGCCACGGCAGCATTGACTCGATGAGCAAAGACGAAGTCCTACGAGCCCTTGAGGAGCTGAAGCAGAACTATGCCCCGATCACAATCGACATTACTCCCGACAGTGCGCGAAATGCCCAAAACCGCGGAAACGCGCGAGAGCGGCTTGTGGCAAAAGATGAAGAGCGCGATAGCGAAGAGCCCGCGGAAATTGTCAGCGACGAGGGTGGAGACGTGGGCGATGCCGGGGATCCCGGACGTTTTGATTTGTGATGAGCAGGGGCGGTTTCACTTTGTCGAGCTGAAGTCTACGGGCGGCAACGCCGTCGATCTGCGCCCGCATCAGGTTGCTTTTATGTCGAGGCACGCGCATGCCAGCGTCTGGATACTCGTTCGCAAAGTCCGCACCGAGACTCTCCCGCAGCGAATCTATTTGTATCGCGCGGAATCTGCGATGGACCTGAAGCTCCACGGTCTGAAAGTCCCGCCCGTGTTTTTTGTTCAGGGCGACCCGCCTTGGGAAGAGCTGTTCGGGTTGATCGCTCCGATATGATCGCATATCCTCGCAGAGGTCGGGGCGACCCGACGCAACATCAACGGAGGAGTGGCAATGGCCAAATACAGGGATGCGCTGCAATGGATGCTCGATCACCCGGAGGACGATCCGGAAAGGCAGCAGGAACGGCTTAGGATGGTCGCTGCGCTTTTTAGTAAGCGGCTCGATAGGGTAGTGGAGGATTTGCGCTTTCAAGGCGTCCGAGCCTTCTACGCGGCGGTAACCGACGAGCCTGTTCGGCGGGGGTGAGCCATGTTTTTTCTATTCCGATGGATTGCGATGCTGCTTCATGGCCCCGATGCTGTCCGCGACTTTGAAGAGAAGGCGAGGCAGCCCAAGCCGATGCGGCGAGGGCAAACCCGGGCGCTGCGAAAGGCGCGCCGTTGACTTCGAGACCCCGCTTCGCTGACTTCGAGACCCCGCTTCGGCGGGGTTTTTTTTCGCCCTTAATTTTTCAGAAAGTAGTCTTGCGCGGTATGCGATCCTATGCGACGATCTCTCTCGCTGGATTCCCCAGCGCAACCCGGAGATCGAAAAAAATGGCATACCTAACGAACGCGATTGAACACGGGATCAGCTCGTCCGTTAACGGCGCGGTCACGAGCCAGTGGTCGTCACGCCCTGACGATCAGAAATTCCTGACCCTCGATGAACTGGTGGATTACAAGCGCTCCGATGCCGAGCGCATGCGGTCGGAGGTCGTCGATACCCACAAGCTGCGGGTCGTGGTCGATCAGAACGACGATCCGCGCTACGGCGACCTGCTGCTCGAATTCCGCGACGGCAAGGGCCGAGAGCGGACGCACGTCCCAACCAACTGGAGCTTCGGACAGCTTGCGAGCTTGGCGGGTGCGCCTGCCGGGTATCTCAAAGACCTCCCGCCATCGCTGGCTGCCGATTGCGTCCACTGGGGCCTGCACTTCAACCGCAGCCGCGAGCTGATCAAGCTTTACTCGGAAGAAAACGAGCGCGGTCAGATCCGGGCAGCGACCGGCCCGGACTACGGGCGCATTTATGATTGGGAGATCTTGGCTCCGATCAAGCGGCTGGTGGACGAGACCGGCGGGCGGTGGAAGGTCCCGGGCATGATGACCGGCAACCGCAACGGCTTGGCCGTATATGACCCGGACGTGCCGGTGACGCTGGAAACGACGACCCTTTACGCGAGCGACCGTGACGTTTTCGTTTTCCTCGTCGATGACCGCAATCCCATTGAGATCGGCAAGCTTCCCAACGGCGAGCCGGACCTGATGTTCCGTGGTTTTTACGCGTGGAATTCAGAGACCGGATCCAAAACGGCGGGCGTTGCCGCGATGTACATTCGAGGCGTATGCCGCAACCGCAATTTGTGGGGCGTCGAGAATTTCCACGAGGTCAAAATCCGGCATACCAAGTTTGCCCCCGAGCGCTTTGCCGCCGAAGTCCGCCCGGCGCTCGCAAGCTTCGCGAACGCTTCGACCGCCAAGTTCATCGAGGGCGTGACGGCGGCCAAGGCGGCCATCGTCGCGAAAGACGATGACGCGCGGCTGGAATTCCTCACGCGGCGGGTCGGCCTTTCCGCCCGCATGGCCAAGGCCGCTGCGGCGCGCCACGTGCAGGAGGAGGGCCAGCCGATGCGCTCGGTTTGGGATGCGGCTCAGGCGATCACCGCGCTGGCGCGGGATATCCCGCATCAGGACGCCCGGGTCGATCTGGAGCGCAAGGCGGGCGCGCTGCTGGATAAGGTCGCGGCCTGATTCTGGATCGCACGTCGGGGCGCGCCTTCGGGCGCGCCTTGACGCTTATTCTGAAATCGTGCAAATTCGCACGGATTCACACAACCGAGGGGCTCACGATGCTGATACATAAATCACGCCGGTATATCTCACGCCGCGAGGCGCTGCTCGACGTGCTGGCGGCGGTCGCGCTGGTCGGGATGTTCTCCGCGCTGGTCGGGATGTTCGTTTACGCGGTCGACCGATCCATCGCCGACCGCCAGTGGCAGAGCCAGTGCTGGGCGCGTGAATATCTGGAAGGCATCGAGCTAGACTGCCGTGACGCGGAAATTGAGGAGGTGTTGAGATGACCCGTAGAGACATAATGGAATTTTTCGCCGAAGAAGAGGAGCGACTGCTGGCTGCAGCGCGCCTAGAAATGGCCCAGGAATCGCAGCGCGCCCTGTCGGACGACGCGGACGATGCGGACGATGCGGACGACGCGGACGACGCGGACGATGCGGACGATGCGGACGACGAGGACGACGAGGACGACGAGGACGACGAGGACGACGAGGACGACGAGGACGACGAGGACGACGACGATTGACCGCAGCATCCTTACTACTGACGCGCCTTCGGGCGCGTTTTTTTTACTTGCGGGTATGCGATTAATCCCATACTCTACGCGCTGCCGGGGGCGTCCCGGCGCATCGGAGCAGAGCATCACCATGGAGCGCTACTTTATTTTGTCGGGCAGCAAAGTATGGGATATGTCGCGCGCCGAGATAATTTCGGCAGCCGATCAATACATGAGCCGCAGCGGAGCGGAATTCGGCCCGGCGGACGACATCCTGCCGCAAGCCATAGAGCAGATCGGCGTGAGCGCGTATCCCATCACGCGTGAGGGTGCGCGCGATTTCATCAAAGCCGCGCGGCGCGTGGGCTCGAAGAATCCGGCGCGCCGTCTGGCGGTGCAATTGCTGCCGGGGGCGTCCCGGCCATGAAAACCAAAACCATTGATTCGGCGCTCCGCGCCGAATGGCGAGCTTTTAACAATCTCTGTCACCGGCGGCAGGTGCCAATCGAGCAGGCGGTGCGCGAATACATGCAGGCGTCTTTGGCGTTGACTGCGGCTTATCGCGCCCGCGACGACTCGCGTTGACCATCCTTCGACGACCTTTCAAGCGCGCCTTCGGGCGCACCCACGGAGCGCAACATATATGAATACCACGGATATCCGAAAAATCCTCCGCGACCTATACGGCGCGCGGCAATACCGTATCACCGCCTCCGGTGAGATACATATTTACGGGCGGCTTACGGCCAACCTTTACGGCTGGCGCTATTTCGGGGCGCTTGGCGACATCCTGACCGAGCAGCGCTTGCTGTATCTCAGCGGAGCAGATTACGGCTGATGCAGGCCCCCCCCCGCCATTCAAGCGCGCCTTCGGGCGCGCTTTTTTTTACCCTTGCGGGTATGCGATTCATCCCATACTCTACACGTGCCGGGGACGTCCCGGATCGACGGAGCATTACATACATGGCAAGAAAACCGAACGGCATCGTGATCTATGAGGGGCCGAGCGCCCTCGACGGGCAGCCCATTGTCGTGATTGTGACCGGCCTTGCGGAGGCGACGGCCAATGAAAAAACCGGCGACATGCTGCAGACGTGGATTCTGCGCTCCGACATTCCGCCGGTTGAGGCCGTGCGCACGGGGGCCGATGCGAGTATTTGTGGCGATTGCATACACCGCAGCAACCCGGCCACCGGGAAGCGGTCCTGTTATGTGCTGGTCTGGCAAGCGCCGCGGATGATCTGGGAGGCGTACAAGCGCGGCCGGTATCCTCGAGTCACACTCGACGAGGCTGCAGATATCTGCGCGGGCCGCATGGTGCGCATCGGATCCTAT